ACTAACCGTTTTGTCTCCCGGTTCGGCTCCGGTAATACGTTTTTTGGCTGAGCATATTCCATCGCTGCCTCAACGATTTTAGATACTTCTTGTAAGTTCTTAAAGTCGATCATATCTCCGACTTGTATCTCTGTTAGTGTTTCGTCTTCATGTATTAATCCAGCCCATAATAAAGTTCTTGTACTTTTCATGGTACCCTTTCCAAGTGCTGCAAAGGCCTTGTTTATATCCCCGAATTTCTCTTCAAGTTCACAAAAACTATTAAGATTAAATTTTATATTTCGGATCTTATCGAGTTTAACTGGAAATTTTTTGTCTCTAACGTCTTCTAAATTTGACATTTAATAAATCCCCCTAACATAAATAAAAAAAAGAGGGCAAAATTTACCCTCTTAGAATTAACAACTAAATTTACTATTATATGGTGCTGCAATTAAATTGCCTTGCAAATCTTTAATATTACCGTTAATCATTGCATAATAACTCTGAGCCGCTGTTAGTGAAGCCGTTGGAACTAAAGTAATTATTGTTCCGAGTGCGTTCATTGTGACGGTGGCTGGAACCTGTGTCCCAGTAAGTGAATTTACAAGTGTGAAGTTTAATCCTAAATTCATGTTTTGGATTGCTTCGCTCATAGTCCATACAACGCTTGCAGTAATTGCGACGCTTGTAGCTGCTGCTGCTGGAACAACGCTTAATACTGTTGGTGGTGTAATATCTGTTACATTTTCAACGTATGCAAACCAATTAGTACCAACGCTGGAAACATAAGAAGGATCGTCGTCGTCCGCAACTCTGGACCACTGATCGTCAAATATTCTCTTAATGAAATTACCTTTTAGAGTAGGGCTTTGAACCTTTGTTTTATCGGCCAGTGTATCGGAGTCGACTTCAAATTGTTCAAATTTACCCTTTAATAACTTCATGTATCTATAGTGAACTTTATCAGCCTTCAAGCTTTTAAATGCAATAGATACGAAGGGCGCAACGTCTGTGTATTTTTTTGTTATTGTACCGTTTGCGTAACTATGTCCAAGTAGTGCTGCCTGTACGCTTAGTGGGACGTCTCTGATAACAAGTTCAAGAGTTGTTTCTGCCTCTGTCTCTATAATATCAAGGGGCGCGTCATCCATCCACTGGATATCCGAAGTTATTTTAGCGACTATTTTCCCGCTGATTGCTTCGGCAAGTGGTGCATATGCGCCATAAGTTACGGCTGAAACTGAGTCACTTCCTAAAATACTATATACGATGTTTTTTAATCCGATTGTTGGATTGCTCATTTATTTTATACCTCCGATTGAAAATTAATATATTTTAATACTGAATGATAAACTTTTAAATTATCTAAATCCTCGTATAAATCCTCGGGGCCGTCTATTCTTAAAAATCCAGCCTGAGTCATTACTTCATCCGCTCGGTCCAAAATCGGCGAGCCCGGTGCTCCTGAAGTATACAAATCTAAAATTATAAATACCTCTGTATCGGTGCGCTTGTCGTCGCCATATCCGGCCGGCGTGTTTGCATATTGTGTATATATTAAACGCGGAAACTCGAGCGCATACGGAGACGTTATCGCGTACACTCTCGAAAAATCTGCCGTTGTACCGTCTAAAAGTGCAATCAATTCAGGATCGCCCCTCAGCGCGGCCAGTATATCATTTTTTATATTTTTCATTCCAAATCAAGCTCCCTCTTCAATACTCCCGCCATTTCGTCGAGTATTATATTTTCAGTACTCGCCACGGCCTTTGAAAACATATGAAGGCCGGGAACATTTTCCCAGGATCCATTTTTTTTACGATGGAACCCATATTCATAAAACTTCAGGTAAAACCATTGACTCGAGTCCGCTCGGCTGATTCCTACGAGGACATACTGTTCCCCCTCGCGTTCGATCGGCCTGCTTTCGTGTATATGATCTCGAGCATGCTGCCCGGAGCGCCACGTCTGTTTACCGCCAGGCTTACGAGGCGTGACTGACTCGGGGATATTGCGCTCAACGGCAACTTTTAAAATCTTACCGCCCGCAGTGCATGCCTTGTCGATGGCTTCGTGCGCGTCGGATCCCATTTTAAGGACACGGCCCGCGAACTCTTCAAATCCTTCCGTTGAAATCCCGTCAATGTTAGCCATTTTGCACGGCCTGATTTGTTAATATTTGACTTTCAACGTGGCGGCCGTTGATATCCGAAACATCAATTATATTATAAATATTGTTTAAATATAAAATTCTCATACTGTTCGTGATTGTTGAGTGATATCTCAATCTAAAAATTGTGGTACCTTCATTATTAAGTGCCTGGGCTGCAAATATTTCTTTCGCGCTCATTGGAACGACTGCAGCGAAACACGTTAAAAAAGTATTCCAACTTTCAAGCGGAGCGCCCTCAGTGCTGGCGTCCGACGTGATTGTTTTATTTTGGATTGTAACTGTGTGCCTGAGATCGCCCGCCGTTAGTTCGTCAAAAGTCATAATTTAACCCCCTAAAATATTCTGCAAGGCCACAAAAGATCATCAATTCCGGTCGGCAAGTTTTGAATTTTACGAGCGACGGAAACTTGTTCTCTATACAAATATAAAGATCCAATTAACAATAACATCGCAGCGATAAACCTCTGAGGCATATTTGCCGAAGTGTAGCCGGCTGTAAATCCGATCCGTACTGCTGCGCCCGGCAACGGCACAATTACGGGCCATATTCCGAAATATGGTAAATATAGAGCACCCGGCAATCTATCAATATCAGTGACATACTCAGTTGGATCCATTGAATACGGATTATTCCCAGCGTCATTATATGTTACATAGTCTATTGATTGTAACGGGGACATATTTAATTCAATATGATCGCTACGCCCCGGGAACCCGTCAAGCACATACTCGAACGTTGCCGTGCCGAGTGAGACGTGACAAAAATCCTCGCAATATTCACGCGCTACATTAATTAGAGTTGAAATATATAAATCGTCTGTCGTATCGTCGTTATCTATTCTAAGATGTAATTTTGCTTGATCCAACGTTAGAACTTGTTCCGACGGCTGCGTCAATCTTTTCAGGTGGGTTATTCCCCTTGGTCCCATCGGATAAAACTGACTTGATCCCAAGCTCTGTCCCTGCTCCTGTTCCACTGTCAACACCTCTCTTTAAAATCTTACAGTGTTTAACCTTCGCCCACTTTTCAGCGAGTTCGTCCTCAATCTCTAAAACTTGATTGACTCCATAACTCCAATCAGACGAGGCTATACTCACTAACATTTTAATTTTTGTCATTTAAACACCTCTATATATAAAAAATAGCCAAGGGACAAGCCCTCAGCGTTAATCTAAAATTTAAGTGGCACTATTAGCATAATAAGAAATTGGGTGCATTCCAGCGTCTAAGCACTTACTATCACCACGATAGAATGCTAAGAATCCGACTTGACCTTGTTCTATATATTTATCTGCTATCCTGAACATTGTAATATCCATTACGTCTCTAACGAAGAAAGTGGAAAGATCTCCGAATATCATTGATTTTGCACTTGCTGCCATAACTGGCATATCGTTATTGATTACGTAAGGGTGAGCGTTGATTGTATCAGGTTCAGCAGTTGCAAGTCCTGCCATCCATAAAGGCCTACCATAACCATCTTTCAATTTTTTAAGTGCTTTTAAAGTTGCATCATGGAACATAAATTCAGCGTTAGTTCTATAAGCAGGATCGATTGAATGTTCTAAGTCGATTAAATTATCTGCAATTATAGAAGTTGTTTGTCCAGTTGTTCCAGTTGTTCCAAGTGTAGAACCTGTAACAATACCTGAAGGCTGATTTGTTCCGGATCCGATTGTTTGATAATAGTTGCACGCTCTGCCAAGTCTTTCACCGAGTTTTCTTGCTATAAATGATTCTAAATCGAATGCGCTATCCTGTAATAATTCAAAGGATACTAGAACAGTTTTAGAAGAGAATTTATAAGCGTTTAATATTGCTTGACCGAATAAGATATCTCCTGCACTTACTGGGGAATTTTCAGTTACAAGCTCGCCCATATTGCTTACATCGTTAGTTGTTGGCATTGGTAAAGCGTTGCCTGTAGCTGTCCTGAGTATTGTTGCTCTTGATTGTCTTATTCCACCGTAAAATTTCATAGCTTCGGTCAAAGTGTCATAAAATCCTTGAGGCACTGTGAAGCCGCCGGCTGTAGTTGTTCCTGTAGATAGTGCTCTGCTTTCTTTTTGTGAGTCCATCAATTTTCTTTCGTTAGCGTCTAAAGAGCCAAGTCCTGAAACTACAAATTTGTTGAATGCGGATCTATAAGCCTTTTGTGCTATAGTTCTTACTGGCTTACCGTTTTTATCTAATTCTTTTTCGATTTCGCCTTTGCCTGCGCCTGCTCCAACCTGTGAACCTTGAGATTGTCTCATTTCAGCGTCGAGTTTAATTTGTTTTTCCTCTCTGTCGATTTCAACTTTCATTTTGTCCACGTCAGCCATTATTTTCTCATAGTTTGTATTTTCTTCGGCTGATAGTTCTCTTTTTTCTGTTTCTGCTTTGTCGAGTAGTTCTCTGCCTTTTACGACAAGTCCTGCTCTTTTTTGTCTCTTTTCTAAAGTCATTTTTGTATTACCTCCGTATTTTTAGTTTAATTTTGGATATAAAAAAGCACCTTTCGGCACAATTTAACAATAAAGTGGTTGAAAATTGGTTGAAAATCGGTTTAAAGTGGTTGAAAATTGGTTTAAAATGTCGAATAAAGGTTTAAAATAGGTTTAAAATGGTTGAAAATAGGTTTAAAAGTTTAAAGTGGTTTAAAATAGTTCTTTTTCCTTCAAATTGAGCCTTTTTCTCTTAATATCAATCGAATTTTTCTCTAAACTCTTCATTTTGATTTCTTTTAATTTCTCCACGCCGTCGAGTGACCTCTGAGATACATTGCTTTCAGTATCGGCATAAGCTGGATAAGTGACCGGGCTTACATCAAATAACCTCTTGCATTTTAATAATGTTCTCACATAGACGCCGTTTTTATCATCATATTCAAACGAGTCGCCCTTATCGCCTTCGTTGTCTACCTGAAACGCGAAAGAACTTTGATTAATGTCGCCCCTCTTCATTGATACTTGTAAGTCGCGGGCGCATTGTGTGTCAGGTGGATCTATTTCGTATCTAAGGCCCACTTTGTCAACTGATAACTTCATTGTTCCCGAAGCAGTTCTCCCGAGTACCTGGTTAGGATCATGATTGACAAGTGCGCGTGTATCGCCTGTTAAACAACTATTGAAAAAGTTCGGATCAATCGTTTCAGTAAAGCCGCCCAAATCCTCGGACCTGGTATTAAATTTTGCAGCATAGCCGACTATCTTAGTCGTTCCATCCTCCGCGGTCCTGATTTCAACGGGCTCATTATTTAACGTTCTTGTTTCCTTTTCCATTTTGTTTTTTTGCACCTCCTTTTAGTTGCGTGGCCTTTGGATCGACTGGCTTAGTATCGTCAACGGGATCCACTGGCGCCGCTTTAACTTGCGCGGGCTGCTTGCCTGCCAAATCCTTCGGGATCATATTCCCATTGCATAAATAAATTTGACCTTGACCGTCAGTCTGTGGATTATCGTCTTCGAGTTCCCTCACTTCATCGGCATTGTATACGCCGTCCTGTAACATGAGGTGATATGCGTTATACCTTGTAGCGAAGTCGCCTCGGAGCAGTGCGTCAACCGTGAATTTTGCGTAATACTTCTTACGATCGTTTACGCTCAGTAAGTCCTTATAAATTGCTTGTTCCCATTTGGCGAACCACGGCATTAAACTATAGGTTACATACTCGAGCGATTTCTGCTCGATATTGGAGAATGTCGCGCCGCTTAGGTCCTGGATCATATGAGGCGGAACGTTGAAAAATCTCGCTATCTCTGTAACCTGGAATTGTCTCGTTTGTAAAAACTGAGCGCTCTCAGGTGGAATCGTTAACTGCGTAAACTTGAGGCCCTCTTCTAAAAACATTAATTTATTTGCCTTATTGAGGCCGCCATATTTCTCATAACTTGAAGCCTTGAAACGCTTGTACGCTTCGTCTCCCAGCTTTCCAGGATATTCTATAATACCGCCGGCGTTGGTTCCATTGCCAAAGAACTCGGAGCCGAACTTCTCAGTCGCTAAGCCGAGCCCGATTGCCTCTCTTGCCATTTGTACCGGTTTGAACGGGCGGTCTACATTGAAGCCCATCCCTGGCAGTATAAACATATTTTCCGAAGTAATGATCGTTTGTGTTCCATTTGGTAGACTAACAATATAATCTTTTACATTAGTGACTAAATCTCTATGAGGCGTAACTCTATTAGAAGGAATAGGCCATAGTGCTAATACATTCCCGCCGTTGTCATGTTCGATTTCCGCATACGCTTCGGGCATAAGTAGTGCATTACACATCATAATTTCTCTAAATGTTAAAGACGATATTTCTGGATTCGGTAAGTCATGTAATATTGAATATAAAGGATGATAGTTCGCTTTTTCTTTCCCCACTTTCAAGCTTTTATATAATTGAAGTGGTAACATTCCAATACTTTCGGATAATAACCTAACACACGCGAACACTGCTACAAGATTGACCGCCGAGTCTTCTGTAACGCTTACGCCTGCCGACGTTGGGTTATTTTCTCCCATCATAAAGTTTTTGAGCCATACTGGGGGATATGCTATACTTCCAGCGATTTGAGTTCCGTCTCTAAATTCATTTTTTATTCTACTAACTAAACTCAATTATTTTTTCACCTCCTTTTTAACTTTCGGAGACACTAAAAAAGCCAGCGTTAAAAATGCCAGCCCCGCAAATATGATCGCATATACAAAATATATTAAATATATCCCATAAATTAAAAGTGCTATTCCGAGTATTAAAAATATATCTCCTATATTAATATCTAATTTAAAAATAATAACCTCCTAACCTCGAACGCCTCGCGTTTCATATATTGAAATACCTGACTCTTTAACGATAGCTCGAGTGTGCGCGTCAATTAGACTCGCGATCGGATCAATTCTTTCCGTTGATTTATCTTTATCTAACATTATATTTTCATTGTGATCTATTCGGGTGACTGCATTACCAAGCGCCCAGGTAAGGACCGGATTTTTATCATGCCTGATATTCCCGAGATATACTGCTTCACGAAAATTCTTTGTCGGCTCCGAAAGTGTTCTCATTCCCTGAATAACTTCGATGGGCTCAAAGTCCTCGTCCGCCATCTCTTGAGCAAGCATTGCCCCATTGTACGGATCATAACAAAAGTCGCTCAGGATCCAGCCGTGTTTTTTACGCTCGGCTATAATATAAGATTGTATAAATCTATAGTCTACAACCGCCCCGGGTGTCGCTGTGATCCATCCTTGTTTAACCCAAAGGGCATATGGCACGTTATCAGTTTTTGTCTTACGCGATAAAGTGTCTTCAGGAATAAATGAATGACTATACACTGCAAACTTATCGTCTCCGAGTGCAAAGTCAAAACTTACTGAAGTTAAATCTATTTTGGCGGAAAGATCGACGCCGATTGTTCCCTCAACGCCTGAAAGATCCGGCATGATATCCACGCCGCACGCCTTCCACTTGTCCATCATCATATAACCATTTTCTTTAAGATCCACCCAAATATTCATATTTTTAGTTAAAAAGTTCCTTAACTTTTCGGGCACGTCCTCGGCTGCCTCGGCCTCTTCTCTGATAGATAAAATTCCTTCAGGATAAGAACACACTATCGGATTTGATTTCGTCCAGTTGCGCTCGTCTTTGATATCGTCGCCCTTTTCTAATTCATTAACCATAACAAAATATCCCTCATTAGCGATCGGGCTGTTTGGATCTAAAATATTACTTACATATGGATATTCAATTCGGGCGCAGGGGAAAGTCAAATTAAATCCGGCCGTCGTAATAATAACCATGAGCGGCTGTTTCCTGGCGATCTTACCCGAGTTTAAAATATCATAAAATTCACTTGTATTATGCGCGTGGTACTCGTCAATAATTCCGCACTGGGGATTACTGCCGTCGCCTGACTTTTTCTTTTCTTTAGACAACGGAATCATTTTAGAATGACTCTTCATATGTCGAATTTCTCCATATGCCACTTTATAACGGCCCCGAAGTTCCGGGCAGCCGTCGAGCATTTGGACCGCTTCATCCCATACTATTTTAGATTGTTCACGATCCACCCCGGCGGTGTATACCTCTGAAGAGTTTTCGTGGTCCGCCATAAGTTCATATAAACCAACCGCGGCGAGGCTCTGAGACTTTGCATTCTTTCGGGCAACTTGCCAGTACATTTTACGGAAACGTCGGAGCCCTGTGTCTTTGTGGATCCATCCGAATACATTTCCGAAAATAAACTGCTGTATTGGAGCCGGTTCGATATGCTTTCCCTGAAGTACACCCTTCGTGTGCCGAAATAATCTCATCCAGTCCAGGAACCTCTCGCCCTTAGTCTCTACAAATAAAAAAGGAAACGTTTCCGTCCCCTCATTCTCCAAATCATTTAAAAATCTTTTACATGCCCACTTGTTTTTAGTACATGAAAGAATCTTATCCGAAATAATATCATTACTATATTCAATTAGATCGTCTTTTAGTCCCATTGGTTACACCCCAAACTTTGCCCCGAGATCATCCTTTGGCTCTTCTGCTTTCTTAGGTAGATTCTTTGTCCTTGATACTGGATTCAAATACATTCTATCGGATAACTTTATGATCTCGGACCTTTTCTGTCTCACCTCAACGTCAATCTCCATAAACTTGTTAATACCGAGCTGCTTTTGCGTTGCGTCGTCTGATCTCATCCAGTCTCGCGCTGTGTTCAGTATCATCAATATATCATCAAGTTCCGAAACACTTAAACAATATTGATTAATCAAGTGTTCGTCGAGAGATCCAATAAATTCAATCTCTTTATACAATCTTTTGAGCCTTCGGAACTCTTTATATGCTCTTCTATCCGCGACAACTTCAGGGCACGCAACGAAGTTATGAATATTTATTTTAACTTCTGAAGATTTGCGCCTCGCAAGTTCTCCACTCGAATAATGATCCTTTTTATTGTCTAATAAATCGACTGGTATTGCATTTCGTCCCATTTTTACACCTTCTTTTCTTTAAAATCGGTAATTTTTAAATTCGCAGTTTTTAAACGGCGGTA